TGACCGGCCCTTGGGCCGGTTTTTCGTTTAAGGGTGGCCGACTGGTCACACCCGAAGGCCGTGAGCTGGAGCCGCAGGACCTTGCGTGGCTATCGCTGCTGGCCGCACAGGCGCAGGAGTGGCGTCGAATGATGGAGATTGCCCGAGGCGGTCAGAAACGGCCATTCGGGCGTGCAGGTATCGTTGACCTGGCTGAAGTTGCCCACCGCCGCGCAAAGCGGTCTTCCACGGTGATGGCTGGTCCTGACGCCGATCCTGCTGCAGGTGTCCTGCCGGTACCGGGGCCAAGGCGCCGCCAGCGCGTGTGAGGCGCTTCCGTAGGGGCTCTGCCCCTACACCCCGGCTACAATGCGCGCAGGACGCCTTGGGGGCCGTATGGAACGCGAACGACACGAACCAACTTTCGGAAAACCGGATCTGCACGAAATGCAGTTCCGTGGGCATGGGCGTCGCCAGATTGGCAGGAATGAGCCAACGTCGCCCTGGCTTTACATCGCGGTCAGCGCGGCACTCTTGGTCGTGATCGCAATGGGGCTGATTGAATGGAGCGCTCGGCGGCAAGCTGCTGCTATGACGCGTGAGCTGATGAGGCCAATGACAGCTCAGGAACAGGCCGCATTCGACGCCGAAATGGAAAAGAAGGCCCGTCAGCTGGAGGCAGAAACAGCTGCCGAGGTTGCCGCAGTCCGACGGACGCTTCAGCTTGATCGCGCTTTGCCAGTCCGACAGCGTCGGCCACTGGAAGCCGGTGAGCGATGCATTGAAGGAAGGCGATTCAAGCGAATGGACGGTGGTGGCTGGCGCGATATGCCGAACGAACCCTGCTAAGGCTGTGACAAGTCATAAATGTCAGAGCCTTGTAGGGGTTGTCGGACTGGTCAGGTAAGTATCCGTCTCAAACGCGGGAGACTCCGGGAAACTGCCGTTGGCGCGTTCGCCGCGGTGGATCACTGCGCCCTGTATGCCAACTGCGACCCGTGGACTGGCAGCTGCCGGCATCGCCGGAGCCGGCGCAGGCGCTGAGGGCTGCGTAGTCTTGTAGGGATTGTAGACCGGGCCATTGCGCGCCAGCGTGCGGCATTCCGGCTGGCTCAACTCGTAACGCGTGCCCTGCTCTGTCAGGCATGTGCAAGTAGCTGCGGTGTGTTGCCCGTTGCCGTCCAACCCTTCTCCACTTGCGATGCAGTACAGCTGGGGATCGGTGGTAACGGCACGCTGATCGTAAATGGGCGCAGTCCACGGCATGGTCCCGATGCGCGGATTGTGAGCAGTTGCGTACTGGGCGGTAGTCTCGTAGACGCGCGGAGCCGCCGCACCCGCCGCCGCTCCGCTGTCGGCAGTTGCGGCAGCACGCGCTACGGGTTGTGCAGCCGCCGGTCGTTCGGCTCCATATTCCGCGATCTTGGATGCGAAGTACCACCGGATTCCGAAGAGGATGATCCCCAAGACAACAACGCCAAGGATGAGGTAGCGCAGCCACATGGGCATCTGTCGCTTGGTGGTCACCATCGTGGTGCTGGTGTAGTAGTCAAACACGTACTTAGGCCGCACCCAGTCCACCGTGTCGGCGCAAGCAGCTTGTACGTTGCTCTGATACTGATTCCAGCGCTTGAGCTTGGTCTTGCTGCGCATGATTGACGTCTGTCGAACATGCACGTGCTCTTCATAGAGGCCGCGCAGGAACGGGTCTAGCTGCAAACCCTGCTGTGCGATCAGTATGAAGTCGAAACCACGGTGGCGATGGCGTGCCATTGCCTCAATGTGCGGCGGGACCTTCGCGCCGGGGTTGCGGTTAGGAAGGATCGTGTAGCACTCATCGAGCAACACAACGGACCCGTCGGGCAACACCTCCCATTGAGTAGGGTCATCGAGGTATGTCCACCCCGCTTTCGCATAGTCGAGGTCCTTAACGCCGTGAGCGTAGATCGCCCTGCCCTCCTTCTGGAACTTGAACGCCTTGTCCAGGGCATAGGCCGTTTTGCCGTGGCCGGGCTGGCCGGTAACGAGATAGAGCGCCATCAGTTGGACCCCAGCTTCGCAATCATGGCCTTTTGCGCATAGGTGGCCGCCCATGCCGACAGGATCATCGTGACGGCCACGCCGAACCCGGTGTAATCGAAATAGGCGACAAGTACGGGGCCGAGGGAGGAAATCTTGCTCTGAATGAAGCCCTTGACGGCTGGCAGCGCCACCTCATGCGTAACGAGGCCAATGCCGAAGGCAAGCAGAACGCGCCCGATGATGCCCGGTAGATACTGGCGCAGCGCCTGCAGCAACATGCTCACAAGTGCGGCAATGATCATTGGCATTAGTTCTTCCCTCCACTGGTAAGGATGAAAGCGCACGTGACCGCTGCGGAAAGAATGATCACTGCGCGAATCAGGATGATGTAGTTGCAGAAGAAGTCCGGAGGCGACGCCATTGCTTGGGCAAAGCCTGAGCCGATTCCACTGCCACCGCTGACGGCGAATCCGATGCAGCTACCGCCACCGCCGAACCCGGATTGATCCAACTGCTCAACCCCGAGTTTCTTGACCGTCAGAACTTTCGTGTCGTCAGGCGATGAGCCAAGCCCGGGATCCGTCGACATGCCACCCACCTTAGTCCACTCAGGCTGCGCACCATCACCGCCATTGTTGTTGCCCTGGCTTGCGAGCTTCTCTGCAGCACACGCGGTGCGCCACTGCATCAGAAGTCCCGCGTACTCCATTGCGTCGCACTTCTCCCCGGTGCATACGGGCATCGCAGCGCACGAGCCTCCGGCGATGTTCCGATTCTTTCGAGTGTTACAGTCGATCCGCCACTGGATGCGCGCCTGACCGCACAGGATCGGAGAGCCGCTGCACGAAGGTGGAACGCTGCAATCGTCGCCGCCTGAGAAGGTGTCATTCTCGCCCGGCTCATCAGGTTTCCCGTCATCGTCGGAATCCTTCTTGCACGTGCCGTCGGGCCCACGAACCTCGCCCTTGGCGCACTGACCATCGCCGGGCAAGCAGCGACCATCGGGCGAACGAACCTGCCCAGCAGGACATTCGTTCTCTTTCTTCCTGCATGTGCCATCCTGCTGTTGCGCCATCCCTTCTGGGCAAGGCTCAGGCGCGCACTTTCCCAGCGAGTTTGGCTTGGCGCCGTTAGGGCATTTTCCGTCGTCAGTCGGCTCGCAGACTTTCAAGAGCGAGTTCCAGAAATACCCATCTCCGAGTGCCTTGCATTGCTGCTCCTCATCATCAGGGCAGATCAATGATGTGGGCGCCCAATTCATAGTTCCGTCAGAATTTGAGTTCCACACGCCATTGCAACCGTTGCGGCAACCAATACTTCCATTTTTTGCGGATTGAATCGAAGACCACGGGCCCGTGCCCGTATAGGTGGCCTCCGACGAACACTTGTTGCGGTAGTACCAGTTGATACCTGGGTTATAGGGACCAACCTCACCATTGTTGCTGTTCTTACCCCAGAAGTTCATGACGAACCAACCGCGATCATCACCATTGGGGATCCGAATGCACTGCTTGCGTGTAATCGAAACCACCCCAGAAGGAAGCCCCGGCTGATACGCATTACATTGGCCCTGCGCTTCAGCCACTGAACACTGGGTTGCATCGGTGGTGCAGTTCTTGCTTTGAGCGTGCGCATCAACGGGCATCAACGAAAGCCCCGCGATTGCGAAAGAGACTATGAAGCTCAACCATCCAATGCGAGCCATAGCGCCCCCAAAAAACCGATCATCACGAAATACCCTGCGTATGCCATGACGTTCCCCTTGAAATGAAAAAGGGCGGGTTTCCCCGCCCCGTGTGGCACTGCTTGAATCAGCCCCCGGAAGCGCGCTGACCCTTCTTGATCAGTGCGACGACACCGCACAGCGTCAGGACCGCAACGCCGATCAACGTCAACTCGCCCTTGTCCATGCCTTCGGTGGCAGCGGTAGCCAGTTCACCAGCGAATGCCGGTGCAGCCACCATTGCGGTGGAAGCGATGGCAGCTGCCTTCAGGCCGATCTTGCGCAGATTCTTCTTCATGGTCTTCTCTCTGGATTGGATGATTAGCCACCTGTGACCCGGCGTGCTTGCCGGATCATGAAACCGACGCCCCACATGCCTGCGATTGAGCAGCTGATAACTAGGGAATCGGCAACGCTGATCGGTGGCAAAAGGATCGGCGCTGGTCCATAGAAGGGATGCGCGCATTGCCCTGTTGCAGCATCGAAATCGGATGCCTTGCAGTGCAGAACAAGAACGGTCTCTTCCATAGGAACTCCTTCGCCGTGACCGCGCCAAAGGCACGGCCACGGCTCGATTGGTTACGGGGTGGCTGCGCGAGGTGCAGCCTTGGGCACCATGCGCAGAACGGTGAACTTGCTCAGCGAGGCGACGCCCTTGTTGACCTGCAACATGGAATCAACATCGAGCTCGTACTCGCCTTCGGGGTAGCCGCTCTGACCATCCTCCAGGCGCACGTCAAATGGATAGGCGAAGCCTGCGGTTTCCAGCTTGGCCTTCTGCTTGCGAGTGGTGAACTTGACGTCTTCGCCCTTGTCATTCTTGAAGCTGCCGACGCGTTCATCGATTTCGCTCTTGAGGACGGTGATCTTGATGCTCATGTGCTGTTACCCCTTTGAGGTTGGCTGTACGGCCGCGATTTCGGGCCAGTGCGCTGCTGTGTCACCTGTGACCCACTTCGGCAGCGATGGCGAAGTGCAGGATTCGATTACCGCCCGCAATGCCTGATCGTCAGGACAGTTCTTGGCGATGAAATTGAGGGCCGCGCCGTACTGGCGGCGGATGTGGCGACGAACGCTCTTCCACGTCGCTTCAACGGCGGCTTTCGTGATTTCGATGCGCGTAGCAACGCACCGCAGAAAGGACAGGACTGGATAAGCACCCAGCAGGTAAGACGCCGGATCACGCAGAATGTCGAGCGGCAGTTCCTTGCGGTTGGAGTTGCGGAACTGCGCCTCATAGCGCACCCACGGCGAACTCTTGTCGCCCTGCTCCCTGCCCTTCTCGTAGACGCGCAGCTGCTTTTCCGACTTCTTGCCACCGACATAGAACGTCTTGCCGTCACCGCTGTCGTAGTCGTCCACCAGCTGTGCTTTGGGGCGCTGACCGCGATTGTTGAACTCGCCTTCCTCGTACCACTTCTGCGCGAGGCGCAATGGGTATTCGCCCACCAAGTCATCGGCACAGACGTCAACACGGGTGATCCTTGCGGCGCAGCTTTCGAGCTTCGCTCGAAGCTCCAGCCACCGCTGCGCATGGCCGCAGCGCGCTGCGCCTATTGCCTTGCATCCATCGCCGGTCAGTTCGATGCGGGCGGTATACGTGCCATCCGCGCGGCGGCATTCCTCACCGCCCAGTTCGATCATGCCAACGAACTTCTTGGCCGCGTCGATGATCTTGATACGCCACGTGTAGAAGCGACCACCACCGGCTGTTTCATCCAGTTCAAGGCCAAGCCCAGCGAAGAACCAGCAGAACACCTGCAGGGCCGCGATACGTGCGTTCTCCGGGGAGAACTCGATCCACTGGCGGACCTCTTCGAAGCTGTCGCCATCACGGAACGCAAGTTCGTCCAGCGCTGCGCGCAGATCGATGGAAGCGGAGAACCAGTCAATACCGACCGTCAGGGTTCCATCGGCGTTCCTGAATTCACTGACTCCCCTGTTAGACGAGGGGAGTCCCGACCCGGCCAGCACCGTGCGATCACCGGCCATTGGTGCGGCCCTTCCAAAGCTTCCACAGGCGGCGAAGCGCAAGCCATGCCCGCTCAATCACGATTGAAGCCATTGCGGCGCCGAGGCTGACGACAATCAGCGCCGCGCATGCGAAAAGGCCCATATCTAACTCCGCCAGCTCGGCGAATGAGGGAAACCTGCTCATGCGGCGCGCTCCTGCTCTTCTGCGTAGCGAGCGGCGGTCAGCAGATCACCGCGCTTGGTGGCCGCGATTTCGGCCTGATAGGGCGTTTCGTGATCCGGGGTCCAGCCGGTTGCGGCCAGTTCGGCGCGTGCCTGGGCTACGAAGGCCGCTTCGTGTGCGCTGCGACGGGCGGACTCCCCACGCCGGTCGAGGCACCACGAAACGAGTTTGGCGCTGCCAATGGATACGGCCACGATGGCCGCCAGCAGCACGAAGGCAATGAACGGATCGATCATCCCTGCTCCCCTGCCCCAAGCCCCAAGAGAACCCGCCAGCGGCCTTGGGGTGCCGGTGGCGGGTGTTGAGTGATCACTCAACGAGGCGCATGTAAACTGATCGGGAAACACGTGTCAACTGATCGATCAACTGGAGCCGCCATGACCGCCGTCAACGAACTACTTGACAACGTGAAAAGTCGCTTGAATCTCGCGTCCGATATGGCTTTGGCTGAAAGGCTGACTGTTACCCGGTCGCTGGTATCTCGCTGGCGGAAGGGCGACACGCCGCTGGCCGATGAGCGAATTGCGCAGATTTGCGCGCTGGCGAAGCTGGATGGCCCCACGTGGATCGCCATGATCCATGCCGAGCGCGCCACGTCTGCAACCGAACGGGCCCTATGGCGCCTCATGCTGGACAGAATGAGCG